CACGCAGAGCGCGATAGGTCGGATGCTTTAGGTTGGGTTTCTCGGCGCGGAAATGCTTATATTCGACCAGCGCGACAGGCTTGCCGAAATTGTATTCGACCAGAACGAAGTCCAGATCGACGGCTGGACAGTTCCACCCATACTCACGATGTCTGCGGCTGATCCGTTCGTCGCGGAAACCGTGCTGTTCTTCTCTTACCTGCATCGTCGTCTCTAAAAGAGCCGTCTCGGCGGTTACTCACCGAGACGGCCAAGTTTGGGAGGAAACAACTCAAGAAACGCGACGCGACAATTCAATCGCCACTGCCAACTCGTCAGCGGCGTCAATCTCTGATCTCGTCAGCTCACCAGTCTGGATTGCTGCCGAGGAATAGGCGGAGAAACGCTCCATACGGTCGTCCAGATTACGGACGTTGCGGAGCGCGAAAGCAAAATCGTCTGCGATACTGCGGGATACATCGGTCACAGATGCAGCTCCCGCTTAATCTTGCGGACATGCTTGGCGGCTAGTTCCTCGCCGTATTCCAACGCGGCGTCGGCATATTCAGCCAGCAGACGTTTCGGCACCCAAACGGGAATAAGGACGCCTTTAGCCGCCGCGTGAGTAACGACAATGTCGTATATTGACTTAGGCGTTTGCTTCGGCGGGATCGGCCAATGTTCGACGGAATCGCTCACGCGGCGTCCTCCGAAGCAGGTGGCTCCCATAGGTCTGGTCGCGACATCCAACGCGGAATCTCGCCGTCCGTAACCCGCTCAAGCTCAACAGCCTTTTCAGCTGGTATAGCGTTTCGGCAACGAAACCAATAAGATACTGTTGATTGTTTTGTTCCAAGTAGCTCAGCCAGCTTTGCTTGGCCGCCTAGCTTGGAAATCACTATTTTGATGGGCGCGTCGTTCATGTAGGTATAAATAACTAAAAATTGTTAGTCTTGCAAGCGATTTTTCGTTTACCATATGTGTTAATAAGTGACCCATGGAAACACTTGGTTGTAGAGTAAAGCGTAAGCGTGAAGAGAAGGGCTGGAGCCAAACTGACTTGGCTTCGGAAGTTAAGCGGGTCAATCGATCCCTAACGACCCGTCAAAGCACCATTGCGGCCATTGAAGATGGCACATCAAAAAAGCCGACTATTTTGTATGAGTTGGCTAAAGCCCTAGGCGTTTCAGACGAATGGCTGAAAACTGGAAAAGAGCCATCTATCGGCAATGATACTACTGAAAATCCTGTATCATTAAATTACGATCTGATTTTTGCTGCGGTCAACGGATCGTATCGGATGCTTGGGTTGGGCCAAGATGAGGCCGAGGAGCTTGTTCAGCTCGTGCGCGAAGTTTGCGAAGAGCCGCTAACGCCTTCTGCTTCGGGTGATCCTTTGGCATCTCGCCGGATTCTAGCTGAGTCTGCAACTCGGAAATTTTTGAAATGAAAGCCGATTCAATAATATATCTCATCTTTGGCGCCTTTTTTTGCACTAAGTATGTAACATAACACAAACACTCTCGATGTTGAAAGAAAAAACGACTTTTTGTTGTAAATAACTATTTTTCGTTTGACATAACCAATTTTTCGATTATCTTGTTTCCATACCGGATCACCGGATGGAGACGACCATGACCGACATTCAACTCGCCACGCTGCTGTTCGCTGCGCCTTTTCTGGCACTCAGCGCCATCTACGCCATCGGCATTTTCGTAGTCGCCCGCATCGAGGAGACGCGCTGATGACCGAGTTTACTTACGGCTTTGACGATCTGGAAATCGCGCCTGGCATTATGGCTAACGGCGAGGCCGACTTCGTCAAAAAGCCAAACGGCACATTCGAAATGATGGGCCTGACAATCTACTGGCACCGCGACATGGAGCGCTGGAACATCACGAGTGATGATCACTGGCTTTGGCAGGCAATTGAAAAAGCCCTGATCAAATTCGACGACTCAACCGGCGTACTTATGGACGCATGTGAGAAGGAAGAGCAGAGCGAATTTGATCCAGATGAAGCCCGCGAGCGCCGCATGGAATACCAGCGGATCGGCTTGTTATGACAACCGCCATTTTCCTGCTTGGCCTGCTTTGGCCGACAACAATCTTTTACGCGACAATGGCTGCATTCGCCGCGTTCGACAATCCAATCAAGGAGTAACGAGTATGTCAGTAATGAAAGCGCCAGTTCCGCCGCCAATCGTCAGCGAGACAGCAGCGATCTTATCAGTCATTGAGCGCGCTGCGTCTAATCCTGATGTAGATCTGGACAAGCTGGAACGACTGCTCGAAATGCGCGAGCGCGTCGAGGCTCAGCAGGCTCAGAAAGCCTATTACTCAGCCATGGCTACTATGCGCCCGGAGTTGCCGTCGATCCGTAAGGAAGGCGTTATCGACATTGGCCGTGGCAAGCCGATCAGCTTCGCAAAGTGGGAAGATATTAACGACGCCATTGTGCCGGTTCTTGGCTCATTTGGCTTCTCAATATTCTTTAAGACTGACGTTCTTGATGGCAAGGTTAAAGTCACATGCAAGGTCGCGCATGAGGCCGGACACAGCGAAGAAACGACGCTGACACTTCCTGCCGATACCAGCGGATCAAAGAACGCGGTCCAGTCAATCGGATCATCGGTTAGCTACGGAAAGCGTTATACGGCTGCTGCATTACTTAACCTGACAAGCCGCGACGGCGGGCCAGACACAGACGACGACGGGATGTCTGGCGGATCGCAGCCATTAGTTAGCAGCGAGCAGATTAAAGAGATCAAGGAACTAATTGCAAAAGTTGGCAACGATAAATTTGAGCCGAGCTTCTGCAAATATTTCAACATAGCGACGATCTACGACTTACCAGCCGCTCAGTTTGATCGCGCCGTTATCGCCATCAAAAAGAAGGTTCCGCAGCAATGATTAGCCAAGGCACAGACGAATGGAAAGCAATGCGCCTTGGCAAAGTCACGGCAAGCCGCGTTGCTGATGTTATCGCTGAGACAAAATCAGGTCCGGCAGCTTCACGCGCCACCTATATGGGCGAGCTGATCGCAGAGCGCCTAACCGGCACATGGGCGGATAAGTTCACATCGGCAGCAATGCAGCACGGGACTGAATATGAGGCAGAGGCCCGCAAAGCATACTGCTTTTATAACGATGTCGTTGTTCAGGAGATTCCGTTTGTCGATCATCCGACAATATCAATGTCAGGCGCTTCACCTGACGGCCTGATCGGCAATGTAGGCGGGCTTGAGATAAAATGCCCAAACACATCAACGCATATCGAATATGTGCTTACTGGCAGTATTCCGAAAAAATACATCACGCAGATGATGTGGCAGATGGCTTGCTGCGAGCTGTCGTATGTTGACTTCGTTTCATACGATCCGCGCCTGCCGGAAGAACTGCGCTACTGGAATAAAAGAATACATCGGGACGATGAAACGATTGGCGATCTTGAAGTCAAAGTAAGCAAATTCATTGCTGAGATTGATGAAAAGATTGACGCTCTACGCGCCTACTCGACGATCATCAAGGCTAACGCCGCGTGATCGAAGATGACCGTGAGCGGCTGATGATCCGCAACATTTTGGAGATCGTCATGTCTATGGCGAGAAACGAAGCGGATTTGCGGAAATGGGCAGCCGATCACAAGGAAATAGTCAGCCAGCATTTATCCGACGCTGACAAAAAGTATCTGACAGCAAACTTTATTCACATGCTGAAAGAGTTCGAAGAAAGGAAGCAATATGACAACAAGGTTTGATGTTCTGTCGCCGCGACCAGGCAAGGATGGAAAAACATACTGGCTAAAGGTCGGCGCGCAGTTTCAGTCAAAAGACGGCGCTGGCTGGACGATAAAGTTAGATGCTCTGCCGCTGCCCGACAAGGAAGGCAATATCTGGCTGTCATGCAAAGAGCCGAGAGAACGATCCGCTGTTCCTGCTCAGGCTGGATCATTGAGAGATCAGTTGGACGACGAGATACCTTTCGGGTGAGCTAATGCCAAACTGGATTCCGATAGTCAGCGACGTTGATCGCAACCGTGTCAAAGGCTGGGTTGGTAAGGCTCCTCCTGGAACTATGATCGCGTTTAAAAAGCATGATGCTCGCTCAATAGAGCAGAACGCTTTGCTTTGGTCGCGGCTATCGGAAATCTCAGAGAATGTTGAATGGTACGGCGAGAAGCTAGCGCCAGAGGACTGGAAAAACATATTCAGTGCTGCGCTGCGTTCATACAAGGTTGTGCCAGGCTTAAACCCAAACACCCGAGTTCCGCTTGGCCTTAGAACCAGCAGCCTAAACCGTTCTGAGATGACTGCATTGCTAGAGCTTATCAGCGCGTTTGCTGCTGAGCGTGGCGTTACTCTGTCAGATGAGGCTGACGGATCGTGAAGCGAGATGAATTTACCGCCAAGACCAAGGAAAAGGCTTATGAACGCAGTAAAGGTCGGTGCGAAAACAAACTATGCGGCCTCCCGTTACAAATCGGGAAGATTCATTATGACCACATCATACCGTGTCGGTTGGGCGGGACAAATGAGCTTCAAAACTGCCAGGTTCTTTGTTTCTCCTGCCATCAAGAAAAGACAGCAAAAGAGGACATTCCTCGCATTGCTAAATCCCGCAGACAGCACAGGCGCCATATCGGCGCGATTGAGCCGAAACAGCAAATTCAAAGCAGAGGTTTCCCAAAACGGGAAAAATCAGCAAGCGTTGGAAAGCTAACCTTACCGCGCCGCAGTTTGTATGAGGACGCCTAGTCATGCCTAAAACGGCTGCAAAGATAACCCAAGCTGAAATATCCCGTATTTTCCGCGCTGCGGATAAGGCTGGGTTTGGCTTAGTCATTGAAATTAGGCCAGATGGAACGATGCGCTTTATTCAATCGAATAAGCAGCCTATGATTCAGCCTGTTCAAGAAACGTATATTAAGCCGAAATCGCTGCTGTAATGCCGAAACCGCGCCCACCTAATCTGATCCGTCGCGTTGACCGCAAAGGCAACGTGTTCTGGTATTACTGGAAACGTCCAGAGAAGCAAATCAGGATACGCGGAGAATATGGCTCAGATGAATTTATGGCATCCTATCACGCGGCTGCGGCTGGAAAGATAGCCTCTGTCCAGAAGGCAAAGGAAGACCCTCGGACTCTTGCCTGGCTGATTGCCCGCTACCGTGAGACAGCGGAATGGAACGGGCTTAAGGCGTCAACAAGGCGTATGCGCGATAATATCTTCCGCAGAATGGTCAATTCTTACGGCGATATGCCTTTTGCAATGATTGACCGTGCGTTGATTGTATCAACACGGGATACAAAGCGGGATAAGCCAGCCGCCGCTAACACTTTTATGAAAACCGTAAGAGGTCTGTTCAAATGGGCCTATGAAGCCTCACTGGTAGATTTAGACCCTACGGAAAACGTAAAAGGCGTAAAAATGCCGTCTACAGGCGGCCATCGTGAATGGACAGAAGAAGAATTAGAGAGGTTTGAAAGCCACTGGCCTATAGGGACGCGGGAGCGCTTGGCCTTGGCGATATTCCTCTACACCGGCCTCCGGCGAGGTGACGCAGCTATTCTAGGGCGCCAGCACATCAAAGCAGGCATAATCAGCCTGAGAACCGAAAAGAACGTCGCTCAGATCTATCTGCCGATCCTGCCAATCTTGCAGGAAATCATAGACGCCAGCCAAAGCGGAGACTTGGCTTTAATAGCCAAAGATGACGGCAGGCCGATGACGAAGGAATCGTTTGGGAACTGGTTTAGGAAGGCTTGTAAGGCCGCTGGAGTGCCTGGAAGGGCGCATGGCCTCAGAAAGCTAGGCGCGACCAGATGCGCCGATGCTGGAGCCACAGTGCATGAGTTGAACGCCATATTCGGTTGGGTCGGGACCAAAATGGCTATGCACTATACCCAGGCTGCGGATCGAAAGCGCCTCGCCGCCCAGGCCGCAAGCAAGCTGACGAA